CGGCAGCCATGAGGAGCCGCAGCATCGAGGAGCCGTAGCCGGCCGGGCTGATGTACCACTTGGCATTCCGCCGAGCGTACAGGGGCAGCTTGGCTACGAGGTTCGTGTAGTCCAGAAGATCCAGAGTGCCGAACGTGTTGTTGCCCGTGTCAGCCGTCACGACGCTCGCCGAGTGCGTGCCGTCGTTGATGGCGACCGCAACACCCACGGTGCCGTGGTAGAGCGAGCCGTTGCCGGTTCCGATGAACCCGGAGTTGTCGAAGGCTTCGGCGTAAGCCTGGGCCACCTCGACCGCCATCGCATCGGCGAGATTGATAACCGAGTCCTCGATGAGCGACATCGGGACGCGGTTATCCACGCCCCAGATCTTCGCGACGAGTTGCACGTTGTCGAAGGTCACGTCGCTCGTGGTCGGAGCGGCGTTCTCGCCGATCGGGCGAGCCGACAGTCCGCCGGTGCGACGGGCGATCAGCAGCGTGTCGCTGTTCATCGTCACGTTGCGGGCGTTCGCCGGATAGGCACCGAACTCCTCCACGAGCCGGATGATCTCGGTCGAGAGTTCGTCATTGGTCAGCACGCCGCCAAGCGAGTTGATCCCGCCAGCCTGGGCACGGAAGTTGACGCCGTGATCGTGGCACCACCGCCGGGCTTCGTCATCGTTGAACAAGCTCGCCTTGGCAGCCATGCCAGCACGGTAGGCACGCTCTTCGCTCTTGAAACCGCGAAGGGGACGGCTCGACTTCGGGATCGCGAACACGGGGGTCTTGCGACTCTCCACGGCGGGGGTCTCCTCGGTGGCTTCGATCTTCTTGGCAGGAGCGGCACGCTCCAGAACGCTGCGGAGCTCAAGCTCCTTGGCCTGCACGCGGGTCAGGAACTCGATCCGCTCCTTGAGCTTGTCGGCCCGAACTTCGAGCGACCGGAGCGACGCCTCTTGCTCTTCGGTCATCGGCTCGGCGGGAGCCTCACCCTCGGGGGCGTCCTCGGTCATCGCCTCCATCTCGGCAACGACGGCGGCCAGTTCTTCGAGCAGTGCCTTGATCTTGTCCACGAGGGAGGCTCCTGTAGTCGGGTTCGTGGCGACGCAATCGCATCGCCTACCCCGAAACTAGGAGTCACGCCCCGAAACCATTCAGTTAGGCACGCTCGGCAGTAAAAGACTTCCGCCGCACTTCACTGCCCGGCACGATCTGCTTGTCGGTGCATCCGCACCGCTGGCACCGCAGATAGCGAGTCTGATACTCGCCGCTGCGAACACTCGACGCGACGGCGTACTTGCCATCGCGGCACCGGGGGCACGAATCACCACTAGCGGCCATGCTGCCTCAGATACTCGCGAATCTCGGCAGCACGCGACCGGGCAAGCGAACGCTTCGCCACCTCGATCTCCTGCTGCTGCCGGTACTGGTCAAATGACCGCTGGGCAACCTTCACATCGGCATCGGGATACGCGGGGAACGTGACCGGCCCGACATCCAGCAGCGTGTCGATCTTCTGGATCGTCCGCACGCTGCGACCATCCTCGACCGCCCACGAGTCGCCGCCGCTCGGCACCGTGAACGAGAACGACGAGCCCTTGACGATGCCCGCCCGAATGTTGCTCGCGATGTCCCGCCCGTAGGACGTGTCGGGCACCGGGAACTCGTACCGCAGCCCGACCTCATCGACCGTCATCCGCAGCGTGCCGGGATAGCGAGCGAGGGGGTAGTTCGGATCGTGATTCCAGAGGGCTCGCGTCTCCAGCGGTTTCTTGCGACCGCGACGCTCGGAGACGATGCCGAAGGCACCGGGGTCAAGCCTCTCGACAAAATCTCCTAAGTCCAAACTGAGAACTCCAAACTTGGCGGCATAGCCGATAACCCATTCCCGCTCGCTGCCGTCATCCTCGCTGCGGCTCTCGACCGCGAGCAGCGGCACCGCCGACTCGATCTCGTCAATCGCCAGAGAACGCCGTTCGATGTTGCCCATGATGCTCCTGCCTTCCTCGTCTGCCGCTTCGATCTGCTTGGTCAGTTTGCTCGCCCACGCTTGCCCGGCGTCACCGCCCCACAGAGCCCACGCGATCCGGCCCGCACTCGGGAAGCCGTCTTGTCCTGGGCTCCAGCCCTCGCCCTGCTTGTCCACCTCGTGCCGGGCGAAGTAGCTCGCCATCCGCTTCGCCGTGTCGGGCGAGATGTTCACGCCGTTCGATAGGTCGCGTGCTCGCGCAACGCCGACTGCCGTGCCGCCTCGGCCGTACTCGTCTCGCCACGCGAGCCCCTTCGCTGCTTCCTCCCGCACGCCGCTCGGCGGGCTGAAGTCGATGTGGTCATACTTAGCCACCCTTCCGCCTCCGAGGCTTCCGCTTCGGCTTGCCGTAGGCGTTCTCCTCGACCGGCGGCGGCTCGGGCAGCGGGTCGATCTTCGTGAGCGTCGCGACCTTGTGCCCGACTTGCGTCTCGGTCGGTCGCCATCCGCCGCTCACTTCTTCGTAGACCGTGATGAGGGCGGCCGGGTCTTCCTCGGTCGCGTCGATCTTGAAGTCGGTGCCGGGGATGTCGAGCGTGCCGTAGTCCATCACATGGTCGATCCGCCCGCGAGCACGGCCGCCTGACGAATCCCACGACACGAAGTCGCCCTCCGCGACGCTGCCGGGGGCGGCACGCTGGGAGGCGGCTTCCTCCGCGATCGGCTCGGGGGCGGGAGCCGCGGGCTCAGGCACGGGCTCGCCATCCGGTGTCACGACCGGCGTCGAGTTCGTGCCCGCGATGATGGCATCAATGGTCGCCTGGGGGATGCCAGGGAACGCCGCCGCGATGATGGCTTTCGCCCCGGTCTCGTTGAGGAGCCCGGCGTTGTATTGAGCCACAATCTCCAACAGGCTGGAGACTTGCGCCCCGTTGAGCGAAACGTCCGCGATCTGCGGCCCCTCTTCCGCCTCTACCGGGGCAGTCTCCGCGACCGGCTCGGGAGCCGGGGCGGTCTCGTCCACCACGATCTCTTCGACCACGGTCGCGGGCATCGGCTCGGGGGCAGCCGCCGCCTTGTCGAGCGTGGTCATGTTCAACTGTACGAACCTGACATCGCCGCTTTCGACGGGGTTCAGATTCTCCAGCGAGCGGATCTCGTTCACGCTCAACACGCCAAGGTTCCACATCGTGTTGTAGTAGCTCGATCGCCCCGCAGCGTCAGCCCGCAGCACGCCGCGAGTGTCGAACTCCGCGAAGTATTCGTCATCGCCTTCGAGCAAGTCGCGAGCGACCGAAGACTCGATGCGACGCAGATACGGCATCAGCCCGTTGGTCAGGAAGTCGAGCGATTGCTGTTCGATATTCGAGAACGACGAACGCGTGAGGTCGCCAACGAGATGCGGCGGCACGCCGAACAAGCGGCACACTTCCTCGACTTGGAACCGGCGAGCCTCAAGGAACTGGCTCTCTTGGTTGTTGCCGCCGAGCTCCGAAACCTTCAGCCCGCCTTGCAGCACCGCCGTTCGGTTGCTGCGATCCGCCCCACGGTGAGCCCGCTCCCACTGGTTCCGCGTGTTCTCGGCCGCCTCGGGCGAGAGCATCTGATCGGTCGAGAGGATCACGCCGGGCCGGGCACCATTCCCGAAGAACGTCGCCCCGTGGATCTCGCACGCCCGTGCCAGCCCGATCGCGTCGCGGGCGAGCTCGATCGTGCTCATCCCGTTCACGCCGTCATCCGACATGCCACGCACCGACATCACCGCATCCTGCGTGTAGACCGTCGAAGAGCCCGACGCTTCGCGGTACGTGTACCGCAGCCGGTTGTTCTCCAACTGCTCGGTCTTCACCCGGCTCGGATGCAACGGCACGATCTCGCTGATCGCCCCGCCCGTGTAGACCTTCTCGTCAAGGGCGAACCCGTGCGAGAGCAAGTGCAGCATCATCTGCTCGCGCCACTCGAACGAGGTCTGCCACGAGTTCGGCTGCGTGTGCAAGAGCCGATAGAGCGGATGCTCGCGGGCGATCTCCTTCCCGCCACCCGGCAGCCGGCGGTAGAGATGAAACGGCAGCCCCGCGACGCTGGTCGAAAGCACGCGGATGCAGGCGAGCACCACGGTCGAGCGAAGTGCCGTCTCGGCGTCCACCTTGACGCCGCTCGGATTGCGATTGCTCGAAGCCCAACCGCCAGACTCGTAATCCCAGTTGCGGGAGTCTTCGCCGGGGAGCCACAAGATGCGGTGAGCGTTGGCGATCATAGGATGAGGATGGAGGGTTCGACCGCCGGGCCTTGGGTCGCCGTCGATGAGTGCATCCCGAGAGCCATGACCAGGGCCACGATCCCGTCGATCCGCTCGTTTGACTTCGCCTTGCTCGGCTTGATGTTTCCGTTGTGGTCGTGCTGTACCGCCACGTTGCCAGCCTGCCAAGCCAAGACCGGGTGCCCGCCGTGTAGCAGCTTGCCCGAAACGGTCAGTGACTCCAGCACGCGAGCGGGGCCGCTCATTGAGCTATAGCCCTGTCCGTAACCTACAACGCTTATGCCGTCACCTTGCAGTTGATTGGCTAACTGCGTGGCGTTCCAACGGTCGATCCCGATCTGGCGGATGTTGTATTTCTTCGCCAGTTGGTTGATGTCGGCCCGCACTTGGTCGAAGTCGGTGACGTTCCCCGGTGTCAGATGGAGATGACCCTGCCGACCCCAAACGTCATAGGAAACCCGATCCCGTCGCACCCGCTCCCGCATGTTCTCCTCTGGAATCCAGAAGTGCGGCTCGACCCAGTACCGGCCCTCGTCTAGCGGAAACAGGAGCACGAAAGCCGTCGTGTCGAACGTGGTCGCCAAGTCCAGCCCGGCCCAGCACTCCCGCTTGTCGAGCGAGACCGGACACGGGGCATTGCCCTGCGCCCAGTGATCCATCCGCAGCCAGCGAATATCTTGCTCCGTCCACTGGTTCAAATAGAGTTGCCGGAAGGTGTTTTCGTATGCCGGCATCTCGACCGCCCGCGAGCACTCGCTCCGAAGGAACTCCGAGTTCACCGAGACGCCGAGGTTCGGGTTCGCGGCGGCCCAGGTCTTTTCGTCCTTCCAATCGGCCTCCGGGGCGGCACAGAAGATCGCCGGCAGGAACCGATCGTCGGCGATGCCGCCCGACGCGACCGCCTCCGCGTACCTCCAGATTTCCCAGCAGATGCTTTTCCGGTCATACCCAGCCGTCGTGATGTAGATCATGAGCGGCTGCGACCGGGCACCCATCGAGGTCGCCATCACATCCACGAGCTCGCGGTTCGGCTGGGCGTGCAACTCGTCAAAGATCACGCCATGCGGGTTCAGCCCGTGCTGGATGCCAGCCTCGGCCGAGAGAGCCTTGTAGGTCGCGTGCGTCTTTTCGCACACGATCGCGGAGCGGTAGACCTTGAGATGCTTCGACAGCACGGGCGACTGCTCAACCGCGATCCTCGCGGTATCAAACACGAGCCGGGCTTGATCCCGCGACGCGGCACACGAATAGACCTCGCCCCCCGGCTCGGGTTCCATCAAGAGCTTGAGAGCCAGCCCGGCACAGAGCGTGCTCTTGCCGTTTTTGCGAGGCACCGCGAGCAGCGACGTTCGCACTTGCCGGCGACCGTCGCGCTCGGCGAACAACGCCCGCACGTAGTCGCGTTGCCACGGTTCGAGCAGGAACGGCTGCCCGCCCTTCTCGCCCTTGGCGTGCGTGAAGAACTTCTCGAAGAACTTCACCGCCCGACACGATGAGCAGTTGCAGTCATCCGAACAGGATGGCGGCGTCTTCGTCGTTTTCCGGCGTTTGCTCAATGGCTGAGACCCTGGCGAGTGCGGAGGCAGTGAGCCCGAACTCTGCTGCAAACTTGAGCATCTGGTTCCGGGCGTCACGCTTGCGGAGCCATGCCGGGTGATTACTCACCCTACCCTTATCGTCCATGATGGTCGTGCCGTTCGCCTGGAGCTCGCGGTCAGCCGTCACCATGTCGGCGAACGCGTCGCAGTACGCCGCGAGCGTCTGCTGATGTCGCGGGCTCATGACCTTCGACGCTTCGAGCATCGGTGCCACGCGATCCCACTCGGCACGGGCGGTCGGGCACATCCAATCCGGGGCCGGCGGGGAGCCCGGCGGGGCGTCGATGCCCGAGGTGTGCGGCCCGCGAATGCGAGAGCCCCGGAGCTTCAGGATCGGCTTTGGCGTCGGCTTTCGTCCTTTGCCCATTTTCAAACTTCCTATTTCAACCACGCGTACAGAGGCA